GTTAAAGTTGTTGTAGATTTAATAGGGTGTATATCATAAAAAATACCACCAGAATAAGCGTACAATATTCTATTAGTTCCAAGAGCTGCATATTTAATACCTGACGCATTAACAAAATGATGTAGTGCTGTGTTACGTCCTGTAATATCAACGGAACCTAATTGAGCCCAACCACCTATTTTTTCTGGAGTACCATATCTAAATCTAACATTATCACCATCAACCCATTGGCCTTCACCGCCGGTTGAAGTTACTTGTTTATTAAACCCTGGTTGAAATCTTACCTTCTGTAACATATAAAAAAATCCTTAATAAGGCAGGAGAGTATGTGGTGGAATCTCCCGCCATATTATTATATACAATATTATTTAGGTAATTTAAAGCCTTTATACCAACCAGGCAACCCTAAAAAAGGTCTCTTATCGTATTCATTTTCTTTAGCTGTTTTCTTTTTAGCATCATTATAATGTAGAAAAACTTGTCCACAATCTTTACCTTTAAATTCTTCTCGCCAATGTTCTAAATCACAACCAGAATATATAAGCATATCTCCAGGTTTAAGGTCAACTTTAATTCCAGCTTGACTTTCTTTACCTGTTGGATCTAAATAAATTGACCAATCATCTCCTCCTAAATTTAATGTAGTTGATATTTCACAAGAATACCTGTCTTTATGTCTAACCAATACATCTCCTTTTTTATATATTCTTGCATAAGAATATGTAGGAGTTAATTTTATACCTGTATGTTTTTCCATGGTAGGTTTAACTTCTTCTAATAAAGTTTCCATTGCCATATCTGCGTAATGAGAATAAGTATTTGGAATTTGTGGATCGTTCCATACGCCATAATACTCTGTGTAAGGTGATATGTATTTATTATCAAATAAAAATCTTGCAACTTTTCTTTTTTTAAGAAAATAATTGTATACAAATTTAGCAAGTTCTGGTGAAATTGCATTTTTTAAAACAGAATATTTATTTTTTTTGAACGACATTTTTTCCTTTCAATCTAAACTCTATTTGTTTATTTTTAATAAATGTTTTTATCAAATCGTTTTTATTTTTTTTAGAATTATTATTTAAAATACCTTCTATAAAAGCTTTTTTCATGTTTTTATTTTGCATTTAATACACTCTTAGGTATTGCTTGACAGTTAAAATGCATAAACCTAAAAGGTTCCTGACCTAAATCAACAGAATATTGATGAGGCATATAAGATGGGAAAAACATAAATCTTCCTGGTTTAACTCTATAATGTATCATACTACTTGCAAAAGTAATTTTAGTTTTATCTGCTTCAGGTAAAAGATTCATTAAATTACCTGGTCTTGGATCTTCGAATATTGGCATAGATGTTTTATCTGATGCTTTTAAAAAATAAAAACCAGAAATATGACCATTCCAATGAGTGTGTAGAGTATGATGTCCTCCACCTTTTTTTGCAAATTCTTGTACCCACATTTCTGTTGTGTATAATGAAAAATTAGTTAAATCAAAACCCATTTCAATTAATAAATTATTAGCAGTTGCCCCTATATAATTTGTTATTTCTTTAAATTTTGGGTCATTTGATAGACTGCCAGAATGATACACTTTTCCTAAATCCCCTATATTTTTACTTTGTTTTTTTAATTCTTTTTGCATATTTTTTTTAGATTCATCAATATGTTTATCAGACGCTTTGTTTAAATTTTTTACAAATTCAGGTGCGTCTGCATACCATACAGGGCATCTAAACAAGTCATCTCTATTTAAAACTTTAGGGTATTCTAATTTTGTTTTTTTCATATTTTTATTATTTAAATGGGTGTCCTAAATTCCATATTACTAAACTATTTCTCTCACCTTTTTTAACTGGACATATTCTATGCCATACAAAACTTGGGAACACAACTAAAGATCCTTTAGGTAATATCTCGGTACACTTATATTTATTTTGTTTTTTATCTGGATCTGTGTTTCTAAAATTAAATTCTAATTCACCTCCACTATATTCTTTAGGATCAGACAAAGTTACAGTTACAGATAATTTTCTAATTTTACCATGCGTGTTTTTATCCTCTGGATTATTATAAGTTTTATCCCAACTATCACAATGCCAATCATAGTATTGACCTTTTTTATATTTTGTGAACTGACAAGATTCACTAAAGTTCCATTCAAAATTCCAACCAGCGTTAGAATTTGCTTCATGAATATAAGGTTGTATTTCTCTATATACCCATCTATCGTTCATCCAAACAACATTAGAATTTCTTTTTTGTTTTAAATTTTTAATTTCTTTTTGATTTAAGTTTTTTTTACCAAAACCACCTGTTAATGCCATTTGATCTTGTATTGATTTACCGTGTCTAACAATATCATCACAGATACGTTCTGGAATTGCAGATTTAAAATACCAAAAATAATTTGTTAAATTCATATTCTTTCTTTTACCACCATAAAAATAATATAAAATATTTTTAACTTATTGTCAATGTACCAGAAGCTGTGAACTTAGCTAGTTTACATCCAGAAGGATGGGTTGAACCTGTAAATGCACAACTAGGACTACCAGCAAATGTCACTGCACTTGGTCCTCTAATTACTACAATACCTGGGCCACCGTTTGCTCCTTCGGCTCCAAAAGTATTGGGGGGAGAAAAAGTAAAACCTCCACCGCCACCACCACCAGTATTTGCTGATCCAGGGTTTGCCGCATCTGAAATACATGAAGATCCAATTGCTGCATCTCCTCCACCNCCTGCACCACCGTCACCTCCAGCTAAAGGAACTCCAGGTATGGCATTATTTGCTCCACCTCCACCTCCACCTGCAAAACTTGTGTCAGGTCCTAAAATTGTATTGGGTACACCAGCACCGCCATTTGTACCATCAAAATTTCCACTAGAAGTTGAGGTTACACCAGCAGCTCCAGCACCACCACCGCCAGCGCCTGACTGCCCACTCGTAGTTCGACCTCCAGGATTACCTTGAGAAGGGTCTACAGGAGGAGTATTACCTGTTCCTGCTGCTCCATTATCAGCACCACCTCCACCGCCAGAACCTCCAGGTGAATTAGGACCACTACCAACTCCACCAGCACCAGATGTTATGGTTGAAAAACTTGAATCACCGCCTCTAGTATTACACGTTCCAGGACTTTGAAAACCAGTTCCACCTGCACCAACTACTATCGTATGAGATCCTAAAAGCACATCTGTTAAAGAACTACCTCTTAATGGACTTGGCCCATATCCTGAAGCACGATAACCTCCTGCTCCACCTCCACCTAATCTTCCAGCTCCACCACCAGCTACTACTAAATAATCTAAACTAGCATTTACAAATTGACTTCCATCGGGCCATGTTCCTTGAGTTTGAGATAAAAATTGAGTTTTTAAATTCCATACACCACTTGCTTTGTTTAATTCTTTTACGACTACAATTCCTGATCCACCAGCGCCGCCTGAAGTAGGGACTGATCCACCACCTCCGCCACCACCAGTGTTAGCACACCCTGCATCTCCTGGATCATTAAAACCAGCTCCAGCGCCTCCGCCTCCAGATCCACCTGTGCTTTCACCACACGCGTTTTCACCAGCTCCACCTCCGCCACCAGCATAAACACCTGAATTAGGTACTCCTGCAAAATGTGGACTTACATCTAAGCCAACACCACCATCACCACCTCTACCAGTTCCATCAGTTACTCCGACTTCGCCAGCACCGCCAGCACCGCCTCCACCACCAGATCCAACATTACCAGATCCACCACCACCTGCATTACCTCCAGCACTTCCTTGAGATGGACTTACTGGTGGAGTGTTTCCAGCTCCTCCTTGTCCACCACCCGGTGCTGTTGTTTGAGAACCTCCACCACCTGAACCTCCAGCAGTGCCATTATTAGCATTACCACCTGCTCCGTGTCCACCACCTTCTGAAGTGTACGTAACTCCACCTGCAACAATAGATGAATCAACACCTGAAACTGCTCCATCAGCTGGTGAAGTTCCTGAACCTGCACCTCCTGCTCCAATTGTTACAGGCACAGCCGTGTTTCCACAGGCTCTTACTTCTAAAATTCTTAAACCGCCAGCTCCACCACCTCCACCATAATCAGATCCAGATCCACCTCCACCAGCAACTATAACTGTTTTTAAAAGTCTAGTTCCTGGTTGTGTAGTTACAGATGCAGTCGATGTTTTAACAGTCTGCTTACATTTACCAAAAGAAGCTTTATTTAATACACCTGTGATGCCACCGTTTTGTCTAGCCATAAAGTACCCTTACACGGATACCCATTGAGTATTATCCGCGTCCCATCTTAATTGTGAATTATCTGAAACTTTTTTACCAAGCCATCTTAAATTATCTTCATCCCAAGTTAAAAAAGATACACCATTTTCAGTGCTATCAATAGTCATATTACTAGGAGTAGTTACTGGAGCTTGCCAATCGTCACTACTATCTAGTGCCCATGAATCATGAGGTTGTTGTGCTAAAAATTTATTTTTTGATGCATTATAAACAAAACCTGCTCCACAATATTGTTTTCTAAAATTATGGTTGTAAGAAGTTTGTTTCCATATTCCACCACCAAAAAAATTTTCACACCATGTTTCACCATCTACATGTTCATCTGAAGGAACAACATCATTAGCAACAACTACTACTCTTTTTACAATTAAATGAGTATCCGATGTAAAACCTGTTGGATCTGTTTTTGATTCTAATTCTGCAAAATGTGCCATATTATATTCTCCTTATTATCTTATATTAAATTTTTTCTAGTTTGTCCATGTTCCTGCTGAAACTTTATCATATACTTCATTTAAAGACCATACACCAGGAGCTACTGCATTATCTTTAGCGGGTTCTTTTACTACAACTATTCCAGAACCTCCAGCGCCTCCTCCTGAATTACAAAGAGAAGCACCACCGCCACCACCACCTGTATTAGCTGAACCTGCTGTTCCTCTAGCAGAGGAAGGACCAGCAGAACCAGCACCGCCACCACCATTACCACCAGCACCAGCTGCATTACCATTCATGCCATGACCACCGCCACCACCAGCATAAACTACGGCACTTCCTGTTATTGAATTTGAAACTCCAGCACCACCAGCACCACCAACATTACTTCCTGCATTTACTCCAACAGCGCCAGCTCCACCACCACCACCACCAGCACTACATGGTAAATTACACCCTTCTCCACCAGCATTACCTTGTGATGGACTTGTTGGGGGAGTGTTACCTGCCGCTTTTGATGGGTGAGTAAAACCTGATCCAGGTGCACTGCTTACTCCACCACCACCTGATCCACCAGCACCTGCAACAGCAGGAACTCCTTGAGGAGTACAAGAAGCATCTGCACCACAAGCCCATGCTCCGTAACCTCCTTTTGCAGAAGTTATTGGGTTAGAGGGGGATGCGAATACTGTATTATTTCCTGATTGGTTTGTAGTTGCACCTGAAGAGGTTCCAGGTTGATTTGCGCCTGCTCCTATTGTAACTGTAATTCCTGTTCCATTAGTAGGGACTGGATGACAAGTAGCTGTTCTAAAACCACCAGCTCCACCTCCACCACCTCTGTCTGGACCACCACCTGCTCCACCTCCAGCGACTACTAAAACTGTAACTGATCCTCTATTAAAACTAGGTGTGTAAGTTCCAGATGAAGTAAATGAAGTTACTTTTGCAGGAGCGGGTCCTACAGTGCTTACAGGTCCAATTATACCGCCATTAATTCCAGCCATATATTATAAATCTCCTATGCGTCGTCTAGAACTTCAAATGATACAAATAAATCTAAATCAGATGCTGCACTAGCTCCGCCTTTTAATATGTCACCTTCCATTAAATAAATAGGATTTTCTAAAAGACTTAAAGTTGCGTCTGCAGGAACTGAAATTGTTTTTGCTAAATAAACAGTTGCATCTGCACCTGTAGTTACAGCACCAGTTGTACCACCACCTGTACCTGTGCCCATTCCATCTACAAATAAATCTACGGTTGCTGCATTTGATCCGTCAACATTAGCAACCATTATAGTGTTTACTTTTACTATTTTTTCAGCCGATACAGTTAATAAAGTAGCTGTTGCTGTTGAAGTTAAATTAAAACCTGCGTTACCGCCAAGGATGGATGTTACGCTTACTATATCTGGATTTGCCATAATTTTTTAATTCCTTTTGTTATATTTTTAACCGAAAACAATTGCAAATGCAATAGATTTACCAGCTGATATTCCTGCTGAAATTGTTTCAAAAGCAGGAGGACTTCCTGCACCTGTTGAAGTCAAAACTTGGCCATCAGACCCCGTTGCTATAGCTACTGGATCTCCAGAAGCATCAAAACTAATGATGTTTCCATCTGTTCCACCAGCTAATTTAGCTAGTGTTATTGCATTATCTTGAATATCTGCAGTTTCAATTGTATTATTAGGAAAAACAGGTACAGCAGTAAATGTGTGTACACCAGTTGTAGTAGCTGTTCCACTAATCTCAACATTACCATTGATGTCAATTAAAGTTGAATTTAATTCTATTTCATCATCAGCATTAATATCTAAATCACCATCATCAGGTGAACCTATGTTTATTGCAGAATCACGAAATTGAACTACCATTGTAGTGTTAAGTAATAAACCAGTGTCGTGAACATGAGTTAAAGTAACTTCATTATTATCACCAAAACCAATTACAGCTTCATCTGCTAAAAATAAATCTGAAAATTGTAAAGAAGTGGTACCTAAAGCTGCACCATCTTGTGCATCTGGAACAAAAGAAGTTTCTGCTGTAAATGTATTTGTTCTAATTCCTGAAGTACCATTATCAATTGCACCAAATCCTGAAGTAATTGAACCTGTGTCTAATGCACCTGTTGTTACAATTCCTGTTCCTCCTGCTACAGGACTTAACACTGAAGCTATTGCTGTTCCATTAATTGTAATAGCATCTGCTTCTAAAGTTCCGTCTATGTCTGCGTTACCTGAAATATCTAATGTTGTTGCATCTAACTCGCCTGCAACTGTTACTACACTGTCTGCAAGTGTTATTAAATCTGTATCATCAGTGTGGCCGATAGTTGTTCCATTAATTAAAACGTTATCTATATCTAGAGAACCTCCACTAATTAATCCTGTAGTAGTAATTGTAGAAGATCCTGTATCGATAGTCCCAAACCCTGAAGTTATAGATCCTGAGTTTAATGCCCCTGTTGTAACAATACCAGAACCACCTGCTACTGGACTTAATACAGAAGCTATTGCTGTTCCGTTAATTGTAATAGCGTCCGCCTCTAAAGTTCCATCTATATCTGCGTTACCTGAAATATCTAATGTTGTTGCATCTAATTCACCTGCAACTGTTACCACACCATCTGCTAGTGTTATTAAGTCTGTGTCACTAGTGTGACCAATATTTGAACCATTAGTAATTATATTATCAACAGTTAAAGTTGTTAAAGTTCCTAGTGATGTAATGTTAGATTGTGCTGCAGTAGTTACTGTTGCTGCAGTTCCAGAAGCGTTCCCTGTTACATTACCTGTAAGTGGTCCAGCAAAAGCATCTGCAGTTACTGTGCCATCAAAAAATGCATCTTTAAATTCTAAACTTGCTGTACCTAAATCAATATCGTTAGTTGTAACAGGAGACAAGGCTCCATCTTTAATTGTTAATTGATCTGTGCCTGCAATTTTAATGTCTATCTGATCATCTGTATCTGCTGTAATACTTGTATCACCATCTGCATCTAAAACTAATTCTTTACCATCTAAATCACCACCACCACTAAATCCTGCATCAACAATATTAGTTCCATCTGAATAAAATAATTTTGTAGTTTTTTCTGATACACCAAAAGTAATACCTGATCCTGATGCAGTTTTAAATTGT